CCTTCCACCGACCTATTTACATTAATTGATTTTGATTTATTTCCCAACCTGTCCAAAGGAGCTTAACGGAGCATTTGCTGCAAACCCTATTTTGAGTTCAGTCCGCCAGTAATAATCCTGGAGGATTTTAACTAGGAGCCTGCATGAACAGAAAAACCCCTTCGAAGAAGGCTGCACAAATCGCTGAAACGGCGAAAAAGGCAGGTGGTATGTTCGTGTTTGCTACTCGTGATCCTGCTCTGTGTGACGCGGAGAACGTGAGCGCCGTACTGTCCAAATTCAAGTATGCTCAGCACGCTTGCACGGACTGCGGTCACGCCTTCTCTGCGGTTCCAGCCTCTGGATTGCAATATCATTGCAGTTCTTGCGGCTCACCGACTACCAAGGCAGAAGCCACGACGGCCAAACTCGAAATTCCGTCTGACAACAACCTCGCGCTCGTTACGTGCGGTTCGTGCTCCACTCACAACATCTTTCCAGGTGCTGTAGTGGCTTCCGTTTCTCAACTGAACTGCTCGGCGTGTGGACATGAGATGAATTACAAAACCACCTCTACTACTGCCGCCTCTGATACGGTCAAAGCAGATGCAGACGAGATGCCCATGAATGATTACGAGTCTACAGACTTGGATGACATGGATCTTGTTGACATCGAAGATGATGACGATGTAGCAGAAGACGACAGCGGCGACGAACTTTTTGACGAAGAAAGTTCGACCGAAACAGCTGCTCCTCCATCTGATGGAAATCCGCCAGATGCTTTAGAGGATACAGGCATGAAAGGTGACCCGGCCCCAGAAAGCGATTCTAATACTGAACAGCGCCACAATGCTGTTGAGAATATGACGCAAGATGGTGGTTTGGACATCGAAGTGAATATGATGGATGTTGTGACTGAACGTCCAACTCCAAATGTCAGCCCAGACAACATTCCTACACCTCCGCAAATCGCTTTCGTCTATCTAGGTCAGACGATGAACGTAGCGGTTGGTAACACGATTGTTGCTAGCTTGACTCCAGAACTAGCTGGCGACAACGCAGAGCTAATGTTCCAAAAGAACTTCCAACTTGCTGTCAAGCATTCGATCGATACTCTCGGTCTGAAGGAAGCTCTTGCACACTATAAATTCGAACCTGTTAAGGTGAAGATCAAGGCAAGTGCTGAGATCGCCAAGTTGGTGAAAACTAGCGTGGAAACCGAACAGTCGAAAGTGACTGCAAATATCAAGTCAGTTGCGGATGACTTCGCACAAGCTACTGATATCGCAGCCGCTGGTTTTGCCCAGAACTTCTGGAAGAACCGACAAGATCCTGTGAAGGCAGCTCTGGTTACTGAGCTCGTCGCTGCTGGCATGAAACATGGCTCGGCAGAACGTCTCGTTAATCGTGTGTATGCAGCACATGGAGCCGCTCAAATGCGTGAGGTAATTGCTCTCGCACGTGAAGTGGCAGCGAAGCCCGTTGAGGCGCGCAATGGTCTCGCTGAGGCGTTGAACCTTTCTGAGTATGTGCCTTTCACTATGGTGAAAGCGGATGCAAAAGATGGTGACCCAGAAGCGGGTGAAGAAGACGAAGATGATGACAATACGGAAGAAGCAATCGTAGCTGCGATCGCAACTCCCGTCCAGCACGTCGAGTCTGCTAATAAATCGGTGACCGGATCCTATAAGACGCAAGAACTTGCTGTCCTTCTAGGCAACGGATCCTTCTCTTCGTAATAAGGAGCATTCATGCTTTACTTCCCCAACGGCCGTCCGCAGATCTCCACTGAGCTGCCAATCGCTTCCGGCGCCTCGATCGCGGCAGAAGGCCAAGCCCTTGTAGGAGCTTCTCCTCTGGGTGTATTCGGTGTAGCCCCTTCTGCCGGTACCAGCGGCGAAATCTTCCTGGGTCTTGCAGTCAGCCAACAAATTGCTCTGACTTCTTACCCCAAAGTAGAAGAATTCGTTGATCCAAATACCGACACTTGGGTTCTGGCTCGTACGCCTCTCAGCTCAACGTTCTCTCTATACGATGAGACAGCAAACGCTCTTCTGACTGGTGGTGGTACAGACTACACACTGTCGAGCAAGACATTGACGATGAATACGGCGCTTCGTGGTCACACGCTGCGTGCAGTCTATAAGTTCGCTCCATCTGCTGTTGAAGCACGCGCCATCATGGGTGATGTGTATCCAGGAGGTGCAGCTGGTACGTCTATCGGTCAAGTTGGTATCATCCAAAAGGGTACCGTCTACACTACAGAATACGACTCGACGCTAAACTGGAACCAAACCGCAACCGTCAAAACTGGCGCAAACGGTCTGCTTGTTCAGAGCGGCAATGGTGCAACAGTCAACTGCGTGATCGTTTCGGTTCCGACGCTGACGAACCCGTACCTTGGTCTGATGCTGATCTAAGCACTGGACTGATCTGACAAACCTAACACAGGAGTAATTAATGTCCAAGGCCAAGACCCCCGTTCTTGCAACCGACTTCCGCGCGCCCGGCTCGCTCGAGCGCCTAGTCGGCGCAAACGGCGAACTGAATGCCTCTAGCAAGAAAGACCTTTTCAGCCAACAGCTGAAGCTGCTCGCAGCTACTGCTAACGGTGAGGTCACAACTGCTGCGAAGATGGAACGTGCTCAGCGCAATCGTGAGCTAGTTCGTGCCATGTTCAACTCGAAGGAAGTTCACCGTGAACTCGGTGAAGTGATGGCTCGTGACCTGTATCAGGCTGCTAACCGTCGTGGCTTCAGCCGCAAGTATCTTGCTCGTCAAGATCTTGTTCCGGGCCAATTCCCGACAGTGAAAATGCGTCTGAAGGACGTCGTAGCCGCTTACGCTACTTCGCCAACGGCTACACAGCACCAGATCATCCGTGATCGTCTGTACATGCCTCCAGAAATCATCATCGACGCGAAGCCATTCGTTGAGCAACGCGAAATCAACACTTCGGTGTCTGATGTTCTCGATGAGAAGTATGCTGAAGCGCTTGAAGCCATCATGGTGGCAGAAGACCGTCTGTACAAGAATGCTGCTGACAGCCTCGTTGGTATCGCCAACGACCTGACAGTTATTTCGGGTACGCTGACGCCTCTGACACTGATGGAAGTTCGCAACATGGTTGGTAGCTGGGACCTCCCAGTTCCACAAATGTTGATGGCAAGCGACATGTGGATCGATATTGTTGGTGACTCAACGTTCATCCAAGCTATCGAACCTGTTGCACGTCACGAACTCGTTATGACTGGTGAACTTGCCGTTCTGTACGGTATGGCTATCACGTCTGATGCTTATCGTCACCCAGAACACCGCGTGCTGAGCGCTGGTGAATTCTACGCAATCTCTGACCCGGTAACTCACGGTCAATACACAGACCGTGGCGGTATCGAGACAGAAGTTCTTACAGGCGCAACTGAAAAGATCGCCGGTAAGGGCTGGTGGATGTGGGAAAGCTATTCGATGGTTATCGCGAACCCGCGTTCCATCGCCAAGGGTATTCGTAAGTAAGACCTGCATAGGGGATGGCAGGAGCAGTCCTACATCCCCTTTGTTTCGTTTAACCCGGAAACCCAAGGAGCTTACATATGCCGAACCAAAAATATTCGATCGCGCTCGACCTCCTTCTTTGTTCCGTTTCTGCATCTGTCAAAGGCAAATACGAAAAGGCTGCAAAGCTATTCGACGCTGCTCTTCGCGCTCCAGATCTGGCTTCAACAGTAAGCCAACTGGATCGTGCTCAAGGTGAAGCCCTTGAAGCTGCGAAGGCCGAAAAAGCCAGCACAAAGGGTAAGAAGACAGAAGCCTCGACTGAAAAGAAAGACAAGAAGCCGGAAACTGCAGGCTCACGAATGGCTGGATTCCTAAAGGATCTACAAGTTGCTCGTGAGAAAACGAAAGCCAAGGTTAAATCCAAGGGCAAGAAATCTGAGTCAGCTGACGTACAAGATGACGAGTTTGATGAAACCATCAATAAGATGACGAAAGCAAACTCTGCTGATGCTGAACTTGATCCAAAGCTTGATTTGACGGACGATGGAAAAGATGACGGCGGTGAAGTGCCGGAAGCCATCGAACGTCCTACACCGGCAGTAGCTGATGCAGATCCGAGCCCAGGAAATGGTGAGTCGTCACTGGATACAGATCAAGACGATCTGATGGACGTAGATCTTGATGATCTTGGCGATTTGTCTGATTTCGAAGTATCAGCCGCTGACGATGACGATGAGGACGAAGATGATGAGTCTGAATCCGAATCCGAATCTGATGAAGATGAAGACGACAAGTCTGAAGAAGCATCGTCTGATGATGACGATGAAGACGAAAAAGAAGACAAAGAGGATGAAGGTAAGAAAGCACCTCCATTCGTAAAGAAAGATAGTGAGGATGCTGGTGCGAAGTCTGCAAAGGCTAAAGCTAATGTCACACGCACTATTTCCAACTTGTCTGCAATTGATCGTCTGACTGTGCTAACCGCAGGTCTGGTAGACAAAACTCTGAAGCAGAAGAAGGCAGAAGCGAAAGCCGCTGCTGCCAAGAAAGCTGCTGCTGAAGCTGCCAAAAAGACCGCTGCGAAGCCTGCGTCGAAGAAGTAACCCTAGAGGTCCAGATTGTATGAACGCATTCAACACGTTGCACACCTAGTGTGAAGCGCAAGACCTCGTAAGTACAATCGGATCTCTCCTAAGGGAAGAGATGGACAATTCACTGAATCCCATCGAGGACTTCATCAACACGGGACTGGCAGATCGTTTTTACAAAACGTTCGCAGTCCCGTTGTTGTTTTACAATGGCCCTGACGTGAAGGCCGTCGTTTCAGCCAAGTTAAGAAAAGAACTCAAAGACTGTTATCCGTTCGCTAGGGCAAGAACCACAGGTTTTGCTGTCAACGAAGCAACATCGTACAAACCGAATACGCTCGCAAGACGTGGGTTACATGGAAACTCTAGTCATGATTTCACTCTGACTTATAAACTAGAGTTGATTCCAGTCATAACCACATATGAGATTGAACTCTACGTGCAAGATATGCGAAGTCTGCGGCTTTTGTCCAAGAAATGGCTGCTTTCTTCCATTAAGAATGATCTCAAATTCTCGGTCACTTATGGTGTAGCAGCAATTGACATCGATGTCAAACTTCAGAAAGATCTGTCGATTCCTTCTAGAGAAGGAGGTGTGACAGAGATCAAGGAGTACATCATGACTTCGAATCTGACAGTCAACGGGTACATGAGCAATGACCTGAAAACTAGTCAAGCTGCCGTAGAGCTTGATATTGAAGGTCAAGTTGCGCAACTTGGTACTGAAGATGCGAATACGCAGGTGTTCCTCTTCAAGAACGCGTGGCCGGATGTCAACGGTCCTGATGCTTCAGTTGGCGACGACCCAACCACTTAACAGGATCATACGATGCCAAGTCTCGCAAACAAAGCATTACTATGTGAGCTGGAAGTATTTGCCGCGGATAACAATATCCGACGTGCAATTCTTCTAGCCACATCAAACAATCAGAGTCCAAACAATTCGATTACCGACTTCAGCACGACAATCGCTGGAAGTGGATCTCAAACTGTTCCAGTGTTGTCAACGAATAGCATGACTATCATCAAAACGACTGGCGGCCCAATGGGAGTCACTCTCCAGTTTGGATCACCAGCTGATGTGTTGACATTACCGACAGTGACATTCACGATTAGTAATCTATTGGTGTTGAGTACTCAGGTTGCATCACTTAGTTTTGCAAACGCAGGAAGCACTTCAGTTCAGCTTCGCGTAATCCAGGTCTAAAGTAGGAGAAATCCCTATGGGTATCAAACAAGTTTTCGTAAATCGTTCTGGTCATACGCGCGAAGTAGAGCTCGTGATGGCAAACGGAACAATCGATTCCATGAATCTGCAACCTGGAGGCCGTGCAACTCCACCAGCAGGATCGAAAATCAATCCAGCAAAAGAAGCCTCGTACAAAGCATGGCTTGTCGTACACGCTATTCCAACTCCGGATACAGCAGACGACACTGTGGTAAGTTCAGGTGAATCTGGAACACAAGCAGCGTAGCCAAGAGCCTCATTAAGGCCAAGCTAATTTGATGCAATCCACTTAGGAGAACCCTAATGCCAGCTCTTACGCAACAGTCGTCAGACGTTCGCTTTCGCGAGATTGACTTAAGTCAATCACTGCGTAGCCGAAGCACTGCGAATGCGGCGATTGTGCTAGTGTCCAATAAAGGACGCACATCACGATTCAACGTAACAACTTGGACAGACTTCGTTGCAGAATATGGTGAACGCAACGCTGCTGTGTCCTTCGGTCATTACTGTGCAAAAGACTTCTTTGACGAAGGCAACTACCTGGATGTAGTTCGTGTAGTCAACTCTGACGCTCTTTACAGTGCAGTTCTGCTAAAAGACGATGGAACTGGAGTAACCAGCTTGCTGGCTATTTCCGGCGGTATTTCTGATCCAACAAACATCGCATGGAACACATGGACAGGCGGCGGCGCTAAGCCGATGCTACTGTTCTATCCAAAATCAGGTCCAGGATCTTATGCGAATAGTATTTCTATTCGCGTAACGAGCGCCAACCTAAGTCAGATGTCGGCTCCAACTCTGCAATCAGCTAACACTGGCGGCACGTTGGTGAGTGCAACATACAGCTACAAGATTTCTGCCATCAGTTCTGTTGGTGAGACACTTGCCAGCAATGCTGCGACAGTGACTATCGGCGGTTCGATTTCGACCGGAACGGTAACCATTTCTTGGCCTTCAGTTGAAGGTGCAATTGGCTACAACGTATATGGTCGTGTAGGTGGATCTGAGAAACTGCTTGCAACTCTTGGCGCAGGTACTCTGTCATTCGTCGATGACGGTACTCTGACACCAAATGCAAACGTATCTCCGATCACTAACCCAAGTAATTTGGCGACACCTACTCCTGTGTTCCGTGTAGATGTGTATGACAATACAATCAACACGAGCACTCCTCAGGAGAGTTGGTTCTGCACGTTGACCGATCAAGTTGATGGAAATGGTGTTCAGCAAGAAGCAACGCAGCAAATCAATGCGTTCTCTAGTTACATCAACTGTGCTTCGTATGCGAGTTCGCTCGTTTCGTTGCCGGTCGTTAAGAACACGACAAATACAGCAATGGCAGGCGGCGCTTCTGGCACTGCGCCGACAAATAGCCAGATTGCAGCAGCATGGACGAACATTTTCTCAGATCGTGAACATGTAAACGTCAACATTCTGATCAACGGCGGCTATTCGTCAGTTGTGGTCCAACAAGCAATGATCCAAGTGGCTTCTAGTCGCGGTGATGCAGTTGCTGTGTTGGACATGCCATCAACGATGCAAGCTTACCAAGACGCGATTACTTATCGTCAATTGGTACTCAATGCCAATACCAGCTATGCTGCGATCTATACGAGTGACGTATTTGTCAGCGACACTTACAATGGCAAACAGTTGTATGTTCCACCTTCAGGTAAGGTAGCTGCTGTATACGCTAGAACAGATCGTGTTGCTGGACCTCAGTATGCACCGGCTGGCTTGAATCGCGGACAAGTTGACGTTCTGTCATTGAGACAGAATTACAACGACTCGCAACGCACTCAGCTGTTCCAAACGCAGGTTAACTACCTTCGTACGTTTGTTGGAGCTGGGACTGCCGTATTCGAGCAAGTGACACTGCAATCGAACCAGAGTGCTCTGTCATGGGTTAATGTACGACGCATGGTCAACACCATCAAAGGTGGTGTTAAAGACTTCTTGATGTACAGTCTGCAAGAACCAAATGATGATTTTCTGCGTCGTCAAATTGTTGTTGCCCTGACTGAGTATCTGCAGTTCTGGAAAGATGCGAGAGGCATTTCTGACTTCCAAGTGATCTCAGATAGTTCGAACAATCCAGACAGTGCATACAATCTCGGTATCTTGAAGGTAACCGTGATTATCACACCAGTGATTGCGGTGCACGAAATTGGAGTCGATATCGTCATCACGAAGGCTGGCGTGTCGTTCAAGGAAATCAATATTTCCCAACTGTAATCGAGTGAGGTCTTTCGGGACCTCCTCATTCACTACAAGGAACATTCATGCGCACATCTCTTCAAGACGTTCGCTCGTTGGTCGATCCTCTCCAGACATACAACTGGGATGTAATCATTGCCAATATGCCGGGTACTGGCGATAGCCGTTCGTTCACTTATAAAGCACAATCGACTTCTATTCCAGGATTCCTGTTGGAACAAGTGCCGGTTGCTCTTCACGGTGTCGAATTGCGCTATGCTGGTCGTGCAAACTATAGTCATTCATTCTCTGTGACACTGATTGAGACCCGAGATATCGGCACTCGCAACATGCTTCGTCGTTGGCAGAAACTTGCCCGCGATTGGCAATCGAATAGTGGTAGCTATAAATCTGATTACAGCACGACAATCGAACTGGTTCTTTATGACGATATCCCGTCAGAAATTGCTAGTTTGAAGCTGCTCGGTTGCTGGCCTGAAACAGTAGACGATTCACAAATGGATAACAGCAGCTCTGGTGTTGTTATGACAAGCGTGACATTCAGCTACGACCTGATTGATGAGACGAATTAACTTTTAAGGTCTCCCAATGGGCTTCCCATTTTCTCTAGATGATCTGAAAACTCAGGCTCTAGGGCAAGTGCAGTCGTTGGCTCAACAGACATTGTCCTCAGCGACTAGCTTTCTTAACGGAGCAGCTAGTCAGCTTGAGGGACAAGTGTTCAGCGATGTATCAAACGGAATTGGTTTAGCAAAGACCTCTTCGTTTCCATCTGGACAGAAAGATCCGTTAGCAGCTGCGAGAGCACGCCCAGATCCGTTGATGAATTTCAATTGGTGGTGCGATATGCCCATCTTGAACGGTTCTACAGCAATAGGCTGGGAATATGTTGAAGAAGCAACACTGCCGTTCATTGAATTTGAACAGATTTCCAACTATCGTGCAGGTAAAAACTTTCACTTCCCGCATCATTATAGCCTAGGAACACTGAGTCTCAAGTTCTATGAAGATAGCTATGGCACGGTAGCATCGTATCTAAAGACATGGCAGAGTATGGTTCTTAACACAGGAACCGGACTCTACTACTTCCCAAAGGATTTCAAGAAAACAATCTCAATCTGGATTCTAGACGTAGCCAAGCAAACCGTGATGTGCTTAGATTACACCGGCGCGTGGCCCATGCGACCAGAATCATACAACTTTGGAAGTTCTCAATCTGAAAGAATAGTAGCAGGTTGTGAATTCAGCGTCGACGAACTCAACGTAAAAGTTGGCAAGTTTGACAGCACGAACATCCCCTCTGCAATGAGCACTTTCGGTATGGATTTCCCACCGATGATCAGTGCGCTGCCAGACGTGTTTCCTTCCAATTTTGTAAATCTATCATTCTAACACAAACCCAATGAGGTCAGATCAGCATGCAACACCCATCCCAAGGCACACAGCGGCCAACACCTAAGATCACCGTTCTCGGTGAAGAGCATCATGCGTTCCCTTCCGAACGGAAAGGCCCTGCAACGCGAGCTCCAAACTCCACAGATCCAAATCGTGAACCAAGTGCGCAGCGAGCTACTACAACAAAGGCTCAACAAGCGTACGAGCAGTCACAACGGAAAAAGACTGATCGTCAAATGATCGACTCGTTGCCTCCAGGACATCCTGTTCGTGAGCGTCTTGAACAACAGCTACAGCAAACAACTTCAAAACCAAGGAATCAAACAGTTAGCGTAACCGTGGGCAAACGCCGTCCAACGCGTTTGGAGTTAGAGCGTCAACGCCGTAACCTAACTGTTGATGATACAGCAGTTCGTTCGCAGGCGGAAATCGATCCAGGATTCATGTCCATTGGTTTGCCATCTCAATCCAAGTTCTATACATTCTCTACATTGACCGTATGTTGCTTGAAGGGAATGCATCAGGCGAAGATGGCACGAGCTACAAAAGATCGCAAGATGCGCTATGTAGTAGAGGCAATCAGTTCTACTCTTGGTGAAGGTGTTTCAGCGTTTGATTTGACACCACAGGATTTTTACTTCCTTCTATATTGGCATCGTCTACAGTCGTTTCCAAAGAACCCACAGATGATTCCATTTACGTGCACTAACAAGGAACACGTAAGACGCACATTGCTGAAGCCAGAGAATCCTGAATATCTCGCGGCAGAAACACTGGACATTAGCACCATTCTTGATGCAACAACGTTGAAAACAGAATATCTTGAAGAGTTAGATCTATCTGAATTTCAGGATCTAATCGACAAGTATGATCTTCATGTAGAAACCATGCGTGATCTTGTGGAGTTCTCAGAACTGCAGGAAGAAGAACCTTACTATATGCAGACTGTAGCTGAGACTGAGACTGAAACTGAAGTTCAATCTCAGTACGGTACAGAACAAACAACAGCTACTATTGATGATGGACCATCAGATGAATCTTTTGATGAAGTAGAATGGTTGCAAACACGTTCAGTGTTTTTGCGTCGCGGTCCAGGGCGCAACACTATTCTTGAACGAAACGAGATCGTCAAGCAGATGTCTGCAGATGAAATCTTTCAGTTAGATAAGTATATCGAGGCAGTAACTAGCTACGGCGTGTCTGAATCGGCAGTTCTTCGTTGCAAGGAGTGTGGCGCGTCTCACCGAGTTAAACTCTCGGTAGACGCGTTCACGTTTCTTCCCTAGCATCACAGAAGAGAACCTATTCAACCGAATAGACTTGGTTTTACGTGAGCATAACCAACTTCTGTCGATGGATATGGATTTGCGGTTGTTGATCCATGTTTCTAACGCTGTAGACGCTAGAGTGCGAAAACGACTTAACAGTTAGGAAGTGCAATGGCTACAAGAAAACCTTCAGACGCTGACATCTTCGACAACGATGGTCCGCCTTCGTCTGGAGGTGGATCGGGCGGCGGCAGTGGCGGTGGTGGGGGCGGAGGTAAAGATGCATCAGACGCCAAGAAAGCTGCCGAGCTTGCAAAGAAGGCTGCAAAAGAAGCTGAACGAATCAAGAAAGAAATTGAAGCAGCCAAAAAGAAGGAAGATCAAGAGCGCAAACGTCGAAATCAGAATGTTTTGCGCGGTCTACGTCAGAAAGAAAAGACGTCAAGCGCACCTCGTCGTATCAAGATAGGTGATGAAGAAGTATATGATGATCTTACGTTTGAATTACGCAAACGTTTAGTAGACGCACCAAAAGCTCAACTTCAAAGGCTAGCCGCCGCTCAAGCGGCATACGGACAAAGAGGACTGTCGGCTGCTGATCGATTGGCCTTAAAACGTGTTATTGCTACTGCCACTCAAGAACTAAAGAAGATCGAAAAAGACAACAAGGATTTCATCAAGACTCAACAACAGTTTCAAACTGTTCAGACAGACGCAGGTGCCAGACTAAGTGCCTTGCAAGACTACATGCAAGAGAACAACGAAAAGCTGTCACAGCGTCAAGTCCGCGAAATGCGTCTGTTGGAACAACACTTGATACGTGCTATCAAAGACGCGCCAGAAAATGCGAGTGATCACGAACGCAACGCATTGTTGGTCAAAAGTTTGAAGAAGATTGAAACTCTTCAAGAGGCTATGCCAGAAAAGTTGCAGCGTCGCCTCGATGAGATTGAAGACCAAACCGCAGTTTTGATAACTGCTCAGCGTGAGGCGGCTGCTCTACTTGCGGACACACATGCAAAAATGAAGGGCTGGGGAAAGCGCACTGGAATGCGTGCTCTGGACTTCATGGGTGTTGGTCCACTTACGTTGGGTAATGCTGTTCGTGCAGGAGTTGGTGTTTATCGCGGTGGAAGAGCAGTTTATGGGGCAGGAAAATCTGTTGCTCAATACTTTGGAGCACAACGTATTCTGCGTGCTGGAGCAAAGGGAATAGGACACACGCCTACCGCTATTGGGTCGATGATTCGGCACAACGGACCTCAACCAATAGTAGGTGCAACTCCATTATCACCATTAGCTCCGGCCATCCCACCAGCAGAGTATGATGCTGATGATCCACTAACACATCCGCGTAAAAAACGCGGAGCACGCCTAACTAGTCCAACACAAAATGCTGACCTAGCAAAGATTTCTGATCAGTTGGAGGACTTGAAACAGGCAGAAGCTGTACGATCTGGGCTCGACACAAAAATGCTCGAGATGGATCGCCGCTTACAAGAAATACAAGCACGTCACGATAAGAATGCAGTACGTCCTGGGAAAGCTAATATGCCACGCGGCAAGATGGGTGCTCGCAAAGCAAAGGATCGCTTTGCTGCTGCAATGGAAGCCCGTCTGTCTGCTCAACGTGCGGCATTAGATGCAGCGGATGTGCAAGAACCAATGATTGAGTTGCGAAACAAGTTCGATCCGGATAAAGTAGGTGCGTTTAGAGCAGGATCAATGACTCCCGTGTCTATAGCACAAGCGACTAAGAATCCAGATGCAAAGACAGCAACGAGTTCTGTGCTCCCTATTCCGGTGAGTACTCATCAGGATCAAGCACAACAGAAGACTAACGACTACCAAGAAGACAGTTTGCGAGAAGCAAAGCGTCTTAACGATATTCTTGAAGCACATGCTGCGGCACAAGAACGATTTAACCAACGTCTACTAACTGAACTACGGGGTCGAGCAACTACTGCTGGATCAACTTCAAACCTGGGATCTTTGGCATCAACACTCGGCGGTTTAAGCAATGCTATAGGCGGTCTTGGAAAAATGCTTCCTGGTCTGATGGGAATGTTAGGTAAGGGGCTAGCTGTATTTGCAGCATGGGAAGCTGGACAAGCAGCAGGGAAGTTCATCTATAACAAGTTTGGTGACAATATTCAGAATGGACTTGAAGCCACTGGAGATGCCGCTACTCACTTGTTTGGTGGGAAAACGAATAACGATAAGATCCGTGACATGCTGGCAGGTAGAGGTGATTTTGCGTCCAAGTCTGGAGCAAAACCAAAATTAGGCGCGACAGCGAAAGGGCCTGACCTATCAGCGACTGGATTGTCTCTAGCTGATGCAGGACGAGGATCAATCAACCCTGACTTCGTTAAACCTGAACAAGAAACAGCTCCGACTCCTAGCAATTCAGTAAGTCCCGTTCTTGACGATAAGACAGCATTCGCTGTCCAACTACCTTCTGTATCGGTTACCGGCCAAAAAGAACAACGAGCTAGTGCCACGATCGGAAACGACTATGGAGGGCCTGCAGGTTCTCAATATGGAAAGAATGATGGTGGTTCTGGGGGTCGCGTAAGCGACTTCATGGGCAAGTTATTCTCAAAGAGCAGTGGTGTTGATACGGACGGCTTGCATCCCCAGATGCAAGATTCGTTGACCAGGATGGGACAGGAATACTATGAAGCAACTGGAAAGAAATTAAACTTCAATTCTGCATTCCGCTCACTGGATGAACAATCCAAGCTGTTCCGGACCAAACCTCCTGGAATGGCCGCAAAACCTGGATCATCACTACATAATTTTGGTCTCGCTGTAGATATTCCGTCTACTCAAGCCAATGAGTTGGATAATCTCGGTTTGCTATCGAAGTACGGATTCACACGTCCCATTCCAAATGAGAAATGGCATATTCAACCAGCGGGCATTTCTGTTGCGGCGGCAAAAGCTGGTTTGTTTAGTGCAGATGCGCCAACCGATCAAGGACAAAGGATTCCGACGGCAACTGCTCGGCAGAACGCGCCATCTGTCACTAATGCTAATTACGAAATTCCCAAGTCAAATGCTATGAACGGTGCTCAAACTGCTTTGGCTCAACAGAATATTTCGTCACGTGGCAGTGCTGGTGGTTCTAGGGTGAGTGCTAGTTCTATCCCAACATTTGACAGTTCTGATGGTGTTTTCCTTGCTCTCAACACCGGCATCATTTAACAGAAAGGGAGGTGTTCTGTGTTTGAAGTTCGAAATGCAGTCGCCTCTCGACTGTTATCAATGTTTGATGCAGACAGAAAACGAAGTGAAACAATTAAACATGTCCTAGACTTTCATGGTAGTTCTGAAGATCGGCAACAAAGTGGGCAAGAGCTTTTAACCAAGTCTCTGATAGCAGGATCTTCTGCCGTAGCGGCTGCGATTGGAACCTTTCTTGTTACTACACATTCGGGCCCTGATGGTAAGGAAATGCCATCGTTGCTGGATAAAGGCACTGACTGGAGTAAAGACCTATTTAAGTCTAAGGAAGAAAAACAACAAGAACAAGAAGCAATTGGTAGTCAGATAGGTCCAAGTCCTCTTACTACACCAGAAGTCCCTAAAAATCTGCATGGAGCACGTCCTAATAAAGACGTTCAAGACGCTATACGGCAAGCTTCTTCTGGGCGTAATGTTGACTACGCATTGTTATATGCAGTTGCGGGGGCCGAATCATCATTCAGGCAGACAGCTTCAGCGACTACGTCAAGTGCAGTAGGTTTGTTTCAGTTCACAGATTCCACTTGGAAATATCTGTGTGATCAATACAAACTTGACTATACATCACAAGATCGAAACGATCCTCGTAAAAGTGCTCAAGTTGCTGGACTTTATGTTCGTGACATCAACGAAACTTTACAACGAGGATTGGGACGCAAGCCTTCGTATGGTGAAGTCTATATGGGCTATTTTCTAGGACCGTCTGGGGCACTTCGCTTTTTGAAAGCAACAGAAAAAAGTCCAAACGCCCTAGGATCAGAATTATTTCCTAAGGCTGCAAAAGCAAATCCGAATGTATTCTTCGAGAGAGGTGATCAGACTAAACCGCTAACGCTTAGACAGATCTTAGCAAAGCAGGAAGGAAAGATCCTTAGTTATGCGAAAGACGCAGATCCCAACCTCGATTCACAATACGCGGAGTCTACTGCAAGTCCGAAGAACATTCAAGTTTCTGTCGTTACCCCCGACAGACAGAAAGCCAGCATTAATCGAACTGGCACGAACGTTGCAACATCTGGCACTACTCAAGACAACAGAAGTGTAGGAAATGTTGCTAGAGCAATTTCTCAACCAGTAGGAGAAGTAACTGCTCATTATGAAAGGGCTCCTGATATCACAACCGATATTGGGACAAGTAACGTAGATCAAGATACGGCAGCGTATTTGCATCTACCTCTAAAACAAGAACAATCCATTCAACTTATACGAGGGCGCGACGATCGAGTCTACGTCATCAATTCTTAGGTGCAATCATGGCAAGTACATTCGGAGAAGTTCTCTCCAAGCCACTTACAGATTCATTAGCCGACTTAGGTAGATCTTCTGATGGAAATAAAGAAGAGAACATCAAGGAGTTGGCATATAAGGCATTCATTGTTTGCCAGGAACAAAACATCTTGGTTGAAGCATGGTTGCCTGAACAAGTGAACGTCGATATAAACGCTAACTATGACACACCGTTCGCACAAGGTCTTGGAACCGGAATGCCAAATCTTGGTTCGATCGCGCGTTTCGCTGGCATCAGCTTAACAACACAAGCATTGACTATCCAAGTGTGGCAAGGCGGTTCTTATATCCAATTTTCATTGCCTCTGATTTTCCAGGCTCAGTCTAGTGGTGTTACAGACGTCATGAAACCCATCAAAGACTTGATGAAACTCATGATGCCTAAAGACCCACAAGGTGGGGGTCTGCTAGAAGCTCCAGGACCACGTCTCGACCCACAGAAAGTTCTCAACTCTGGTGGTGTAACTGATGTATTGAAAATAGGAGCCAATGCTGTCTCTGACGTTACGTCGACACTTATGGATGCCGGAAAGACAATATTCTCCGGGGGTGGCGCAGGAGGAGCACTTTCTACGCTAATTAATGGAGCGGTGAAAACAGCTAACGATGTGGCAAAGCCCGTATCAAACGCCATCGTCAACAGCGTCAAAAACAACATCAGTTTGTATATCGGTCAATTCCAATATTTTCCATCTGTTGTGGTGACCGATGTGAGCCCAACATTTGATGTTGTGTTAGGTCCCGATAAGAATCCGCTGCGTGCAACGGTAGTCGTTCAGTTCCGTACGTTTTATACGCCTACAGAACGCGATATCGAAAGCATGTTCCCTTCTGCACAAGAAGGATCGTCGGGTTCTGGTCTTACAGGATTTGGCAACGCGCGCGACGCACTGTTGGCACGTTCTTCCAGTGATGCCGGTTTTGGTGATTCTAACGTCTAACTATCATGGCTGCGTTCATTGATTTGCACAGAGCTTCCTACCTGAAGCCAAGTGTTGATTCAAATCGTCTTAACTATCTAAGCGCCAAGTACAAGAACATCAAGTTCTTGGTGCAACCTAGGCAGCAGTATGTCGTGACGTACACGGATCGAGCAAACGCCCCAGGACTGGCGTTTTCAATCTATGGAGATCGCGACTATTGGTGGATACTCTGCCTGTACAATGGTATCCTGAATCCGATTGATGAGATAGCTCCAGGGACTGTCCTGCGCTTACCCTCAATCAACGATATCAACAATTTCCTGACTAGTCAGGATGAAAACATCACTAATTCGACTGTGATTGTATAAGGAGCACGTATGTCTTACTCAATCAAGGACCGACTGGACTTCCAGATGGCGATTGGGGGTAAGTCAGTAGAATTGGAAAGCAACCTCATTGATTTCTTTCACGTTGTTGAATCAGTGAGGTTGTATGTTCCAATGATGACACTTCGCATTAAGGACATCAATAGGTTCTTTACACGCAATGAAGTATTGGTCGACGGTGATACGATCGTTGTCTCGATCGGCATCCAATCTAAAAAGATCATCTATCCATTCCGTTTGTTTTCTCACAAAGCAATCATAGAAAATGGCGTCACTTCGTATCTCATACATGCGTATCTAGACATACCGCGCTATTGGACGGAATCGACAAATGAGATTGTGAATGACACATCAAGTTCTCTGTTGAGTCAGATGTGTGACGTATGCAGTATGACATACGATGGGGTGAAAACAAACGACCAACAGATTTGGATTCCGCGAAATCGTCGTCGTGCTGAGTTCGCACGTTATGTAGTTGGTCGCTCATATATAGATGATCAGAGTTGTATTCAAATGGGAGTGCAGCTCGATAAGACCATGAAAGTGCGTAACGTATCGGACTTTACGAAGTTTCAAATTGCACAGTCGTTCTCTAACATTGGCGACCAGAATCAAGATGTGATAACGGACTTCAATGTAATAAACAAGGCAGGCTTTCAGAACGCAACGTCTGGCTACAAGGACAAACAAGTACGACAGTCATTTCTTAAGGATGATGACTTCACCAAAGACTTGGAAGTTAGAAAGAATACGCGAAAGCTTATGTTGAATTCGGCGTTTGTTAAGAGCCTGACACAGAACAGAGTCACATTCTCTCCAATAGATGTGGGGAATGTAAGTCAAAGTTACGAGAAAGCCAAATATCAAAACGAGAGACTTGCGAACTTCTTTGCCACTGGAGTTGAGTTTATCACTCCAAAGCTGGTGACTGCCAATCTATTAGACATCATTACTTGTGATTTGTCTAATCCAGGAGCACCTTCGGTAAAAGCAATGAGCGGTAAGTACATGTTGACTAGCAAAGTCGTCTACGTAGAGAACATGAACTTCTACCAAAAGGTGGAATGTTTTCGTCAAGGCACAAACGCTATTCGCGAAGATACCCAAGTATGAGGTCCAAATGGGATTCAGAGGCGCAACACAGGATATAGAAAACACAGACCTAGAAGGTGTGTACTTCATTGGTAAAGTTGTAGTCAACGATGATCCAAAGAAGATGGAACGAGTTAAAGTAAGCATTCCTGATATCTTTGAAGGTGATCCAACTAATTTCCCGTGGGTTAGCCCAAAGAAGGCAGGCTGGTTCCCTAACACTGCGGATTTTGGAGTGTTTGGCCTCGTGCCGCCAATTGGAACTGAGATCAACGTGTTCTTTCAGAGGGGAAATCCTCTATATCCAATGTACGATGGATATCCACATCAGCTTGATGAACGCGTTAATGATTTCGTCACCAACTACCTGAAACGTTATGGATGGAAAGACCCGCAAGGTAACTTATTCTTCATTGATACGACAGACGATGTTGATCCGCAGGTAAAGTTCCAGCATGTAAGTGGCTTTGTATTTACTGTGAATCACAACGGGGACTTCTGGGTTACGACACCCGGAAAGAGCAACTTTCATAGCGATGATGATATGTCATTCTCTACAGGCGGAGCCATGTCATTTACTAGTGAAGGTGCAATGACTCAGCATTCGGATACAAGTATCACAGACAATGCACCACGTATTGATCACACAAATTGAGGATGGTTATGCCAGGAATAGCAAGAGTAGGTGTAGACACAGCAGGTGGAACGTTGTTGCAGGGAAGCAATTCACATGTCTATGTAAACGGAGCATTGGTAGAAGTTCTTGGTGGTCCAGTAGCTCCACATGGAACGGGACCGCACTCACATCCGACAATGGCTACTGCTTCGTCTGGAGTGTTTATCAATGGTGTAGGGGTATGTCGCGCAGGTGATTCAGCGTCATGCGGTCATACTGCAACTGGCGATAGCGGTGTTTTTGCCGATTAATCATGGCTACTATATCACTTCCACAATATCAGACTACTGGAGTGGTCTGGTTGGATGTCAATACGCAGATCGATATCAATGGAAAGCCTGATCTTGTTGCAAACATCCAAGCTATCAACAATAGTCTGTACAATTTGTTCCGCTGTAACATAGGTGCGCGTGGTCCAATCTTCCAACCAGAATATGGAACTGGATTGATGAATCTACTCGAAGAACCTATGGATTACATCACAGCTAACAAGATCCGAATGGTTCTTGTGCAAGCTATTCAACGTTGGGAGCCGCGGATCGAAGTGGATCAAAGCCGTACTCGCGTTGACACAAATGTGGCACTAGCTGCGTTCCAAGTACAGGTAGTCTATAACATCGTAGGTCTAGATCAGCAGGGGAATTTCTCCTTCGCTATGAGAAAATAAGGACAGTCATTATGATGCAACTATCAAACATCGCCCCTGACTGGGATTCGCTTGTTTCACAACTTCAAACTCAAGCAGCTACATATCCCACATGGACAGATCGTATAACTGGAGCTACAGGACAAACGATCATCGAAATGATCGCAGCCATTGGTGCGTATTCCCAATTCGCTATTGAGAGCTCGTATCAAGAGGCCTTTCCAGACAGCGCGAAGAACGCAGATAGCCTTTACGCCGCAACCAATTATGCGGGTGTTCGAGTAGCACGAAAATCCCCTGCATCGATCACCTTCAACATGACTTCGACCTCAAGTCGAACAATTGATCCATACACTCAATTTGTTGGGGCTGGCACAAATTGGTTCAACAGAGATGCGTTGACGTTTGTTGCCAATACCCCACGATCTGTCACTCTATATCAAGGATCTGTTGTAACCAAATCAGCGTATGGGCAAGGAACCGATTTCCAGGCATTTGTCAGTGCCGAAGATAGTTTCCAAGTGTCTAACACTGACGTTTTGTTGTTGATTAACAACGTTAGCGTTCCAGTCATAATCAAAGGCCTTTGGACAAAGAAAGGTCAAGCTGGCGTACAAGATTTCACACTGCCAGACGGGAGAATGATTGTCCTGTTTGGGAACGACATCTACGGATCAAAGCCTGGAGCCAATGATGTTGTTCAATTAACCTATGTAGTGACTGCTGGCCAAGACGGGACAAACATCGTCACGCAAAACAAACAAATCGTAATGGATGGCGACCCGACTGTAAGCGGAACTCCATCAGGTGGACCTTCTGGCGGTGGAAATGAGCCAGATTATGTCATCTTTAAGAACGTCACTCCAGCTCTATTCGGTGCGTTTGATAGCGCAGTGACTGGTACTCAGTACAAGGCGCTGCCGCTTCAGTATCCAGGTGTGATTGATGCCCGTGTCTTGTCTCAACGTGAAATAAATCCCTATGCCTTGAACTGGATGAACACCATGAAAGTGTCTTTGCTGACAGAAAGTTCGTGGAGTCCAACAGACTGGAGCAATTTTGAAACGTGGTTCAACGATAGCACAATGTACAGTACACGCATTGTTCGTAGTGATCCACAACCAGTAAACATTACAGTAACCGCCATAGTTAGCTGTAAGACGTTCTCAAACTTGACAAACGTTCAGGCTGAGATTGAGGCAGCGTTGCAAAATCTATTTGCATTACGTCAAGGATCGATTGGATTAGACATATACATGTCTGACATCATCACTACAATCAAGGAAGCAGATTCTAACGTGGAGTTTGTCCAACTTATTAGCCCCACAATAGATTATGCGCTCTCTACATTGGGTGTTGAAGCCCCCACCTTGACAGAGGTGCTCGGTGGTGGAACACTTCCGATTGGAACTTATGACTATTCTATCAATGTGAGTTCCACTCTGGGTGGATCATCCGCACCAGCAAAATGGGCGTCTATTACGACTACGGCTAACAACTCTGCAATTCTACTAAATTGGCCGAGCGTTCCTAACGCCGCGAACTATGGAGTCTGGGGTCGCATCACAGGACCTGCATTAGGTCTAGTTGCCAGTCCGGGAAACGTTCTTACATACACTGATACCGGAGCAGTGACTCCTACTCCTCCAGTACCTGTTGAGTCGACTATCTCTGCTTACTATCCGAATTTGACTGCAATCAACCTGACGATGCAGTACACAAATCGTAATATTCGTAGTTAACTAATCATGACTGATCGTTCAGTGCTCCTGCCTCCGTACATGGAGGATGTCCCAATTTGGGAAGACTTAATCTCCTTCATAGATGCAGTATTTGAGACAGCAGTGGACGATCCTACAATATGGTTGTCCAAACTACGTTTCTTGTGGCTGTTGACAACAACTGCGTTGGATAAAGTTAATAGTGGTGAACTTCTGTCCATAGACGATTTCGAGATTCCTGAAAAAGAGATCTTGATTAAGCAAGCTATTCAACTCGGGTTCGATTATCAAGAAACTGATCAGATTGAGTCTGAGGACTATCAACGAATTGTGCGGAACGTTGCTCTCTATTGGTACTCCAAAGGAAAGCCCGATTTCATTGACTTCTTGGGTTTTGTTCTGAATACGGCGTGTTCGGTAGAGAATCTATGGTCTAATTCAGCAGATGCGTTGGACTGGAAATCGTATGGCACCTTCTTACCTGAAGGAGACCCTGGGATAGGATCTCCTGTTTGGCAAGCCGGTACTTGGTTTCCAACCACCCATGTCAACGTTGTAATCGATCCATTCAAGTTCACAAGTCCTAGCCTGACCAAGTTGGTTCGTCTTTTCTACACAATTGCGAATTTCAATTTAGTATTGAAAGATGTGGTTCTCGAAGGAAACCTGAATATCCATTCGGTGGACGATCCAGTACTTGCCCATATAGTTGTTGGATTTCCAATATTTGAAGTGTTGATGGTAATCGAATCGGTGTAAAAGGCCGGTGCGCTAATTTGATTCAAATACCAAAGAGGACCACATGTCTAATTCCGGGTTTCTGTTTACTGACGCAGGATTGGCGCAAGCATCTCTAGCCTCGCCAACTGGTCCAAAGATTGTCATTCAAAGTTTCCGTGTTGGTGGCGGCTACGGATATAATCCATCTCGCTCACAGACTTCCTTGCAAGGAAGTGTTCTTTACACAGGAGTTCCATCTACTTACACGATTGTAGATAATGATACGATCGACGTTGTTTTGCCGATCGATATCAATATCGGCGACTTCATGTTTGGTGAAATTGGATTGTACGATCCATCAAACGTTCTGCTCGCTGTTTGTGTATTTAGTAACTTGCAAGAAAAGATTCGTGCAGTTGGCACTCAATCAGGTAACCGTTATCGAATTCACGCGCGTTTGAAGTTGGCGCAAGCACCCGCAATCTGCGTGGTGCAAGTATCCGATCCAATGACGTTGTTGGAAGTTCCGGGGTGGACTTCTTTGTTTCCTCCAGTGGATCAACTGGATGATGCCAATGCTGCGATTGTTCATGAATCGAACTACAGCGGTGATTCAATCTTAGTCATTCGTGATTCAGATACAGAATGGGCTGTAGTCGGATATAGAAAACTATTTTCTGCCAATACGACAGACGGCGGATGTGTGATGACCACAAGTGGGTTCACGCATCCTTCGCTTGACGCAACAAAGTATAATCTGCCAGAATCAACTAGTCGCTATATCATCAAGTTCTCTACTGGTGATATTCGCCGTATTAGCAGCTCTTCTGGCGCTAACGAACTTACGTGGACAGGCACTCTCGGATACACCCCATCAGGAGCGTTCTCTGTATGGGAAGATGAAGGCGCATGTTGTGAGATCCCATTGGCAACAATGCGGGACTACAACAAACTTGCAGCAGATTTCAATCGTTTCTGGAGCGTTCCAAGTGGGACCTACAGCGCGACAAATGCGGGCATCAATCAAGTTGCTATTCCGACATTGACTAGCAGACCGATGTTGTCTGACTGGACTCTGTTGTCATCCTCGTTGCGTAAGCTGATGACGCTGCAGAACTATTCTACGACACAGATCAATCAGATTTTGGATGATAGCTGGATTGTTGATCCGAGCAATCAGAATGGCATCGGCATGTATTTGTCGATGCAGAATTTTGGATATATCGTCAATGCTATTGAATCTAATCTTGATGGATCACGAAATAACGTCAATCTCTCGTATCTTGAGACAGCAACAGTTGCGGCACTGAATCGTTCACGGACTCTACCGTTTTCGACAACTGTTTATTACGACTTTACTGCCAGCGAACCTGACGAGAACACACGTTTGGGTCTTGCAAACGGGGGCGGAGCACTGACCATTACGGGAACATCGAACAACGCATCTTCATTCTTTACCGGATGGCAGACTTTGTTTACAAACGTCGGCTCTATAGTTGTTGATCGAGGAACCACCTATGCGTCTAACACTGGAGTAGGGGCCGGCTCATCTTATGGGGTGGCTAACATGGATAGCACTCTACGTCAGCTCTATACCTATAGCTACACGATTGCAGCCCTGTCGTCGACAGCTACGTGGAAGTTAGAAGGTAAGACTATAGGTGGAGGAGCCTATCAGTTCCGTTTAACATTTGCGATGACAGGTTCTCCATATTCTGTTGCTACTCCAGGATCGATGAGCATCGCGGTAACAGCGCGTCGTCCTGTTACTACTCTGATAAACAATCCTGCGTTCGCCTATTACTCCGGCGTTCAGCTCGGTACTTCTACGTTCTAAGGAAACGAGATGCTTTTCCAGTTAACTACTGCGGGACGTACTCTCATCAATACATATGGTCTACTCACGAATATTACACGAGTAGACTTTGGTGATGCATACAACTATGTGCCAGCTTCGGATCCTACAGGATTGACTGGATCAGTAGTCTATACTACGGGAATGAACTTCAGTCCTGTTGCTGTAGACACGAACAACATGCGCTTTACCTCGCTAATACCAGCGGTTGTTAGTGCATTCACATTCGGTGAAGTTGCTCTGTACTCTAACACTACTCTGATCGGAGTTGGTGCTAGTACAGTGCAGATTCAGAAGACAACTACAGCAGACTATCGCCTAGATATCTATGTAGATCTAGTTTCTGGCCAACGCTTTGCTAGCTGGGAAGTTGTATCCAGTTTCACACGTAACTTCTTCCCGCGTGTACAGTCTCCAGATCTATTGATTCCACCGGCAGCCGATACGAACAATGCGTATGTTGTTTACGGAGACGGCGATTTCAACAGCGCATATCTGGCTTTCTCAGATCCGTCTGGTAAATGGTCCTTCACTGGCAAGAACAAGACATGGTTTTCTGGAACAGTCTCTGCTGTAGGTGCTTATGGATTAAGTTCTACTGCACTAGCAGGATCTCCAGGTGAGTACTTTGGATCTCAATCAGATCTAGTCGTTCAGTTTGTAGATGGTGCTTTGTGCGGTGTTTGCCGTCGTCTATCAACGTTGGTCGATGGTGGATGCACGTGGAGCACTCAGCTATTGGCACTTCCTGCCATCGGAGATCATTTCGTAGTTCTTGGCCCAACAATTGGCACGAATTTCACTGGTGATCATGCGACATTAAGTGATTTGCAGGGTGGTCAGAACGGTCAATACTACCATCTGAAACAATCTGACTACGATAGAGTTGTAAGTCCGCATTTCAGCAGTTTGAAAACAGTGTCTGCATCTACGTATTCTGTTTTGGATACAGATAATGACACATATATCACACTAACACATGCCAGTCCTACAGTAACTCTAGATGATGATCTGTTCACGCAATTCCCAGCCGGCGGGATGGTTCTGTTCAGATATGAAAACGCAACAGTTACGATCAATACCGCAGGTGCAACTACTTTAAATCCAGCGAGTCCGATTGCAATCCCCACTAGCAACGGAACGTTTGCGTTCATTAAGAAGGCAAATGGAGTGTGGGACTTCGTGTCCACTGTAGACTTGCAGGAGAATCCAGACGCAAATACAAGACACAAATACCCACCGGCATTGGGAGGATCATTAAGCATCGGAAACTTCATTCCGATGTATGCTCCTGGAGGTTCAATTAATGGACCGACGACAGACATTACAAGCTCACCGCTAGCAGTGACATCTAACGGTGGTCTGAGTGTCTGGTCTGGTTCGATGAGTGCACCTCCAGTATGGAATTCTCCAGCACTGATTCTAATAGGAATCGCAGGTGGTGTTTCGAGCGGAACCGCAACAGGATTGGCAAACAATACGACTGCATACGCAGTAGCCGGAACTGTCAATGGAACGAACTTCAGCTTCTCGATTGTTGGTAATACAGCGCAGACGTACGCAGCACTGACATCAGCGTTCAATTCTGCTTTGTGGGGTGTCCTTGGGTCGAACTCCATTGCTGCTTTATCATACAATGGATATGGACTTATTTTCGAAACAGTAGGTAGCGGTAACACTCAGTCTATTACGCTGACGACTACAACTCTGTTTGATAGTCTGTCGAGTGTGGTCCCATTCTACAGGACAACTAGCACGGGTCTGACAAGTTCAGTCAACACGCAAGCTGTTTACCTGAATTACTACGACACTCCGTCTAATAACAATCGCATCTTCAGAGCAGGCTTCGGTGCAACTGTTATGGGATTCCAGAACAGTGCAAGCGGACAATCTGGATATTCGATCGCCGGTGCTTACAATTTCGCTCAAGGTAACTATTCTGGAGTAGTTGGTGGAGCAGTAAACCGTGTGAACGGTGGATATGTGCAAATCGTTGGTGGGTACGGTAATACGATCGGCAATCCACAGAACAACGTAAACTTGTATCCACAATACAGTTCTATCGTCAACAGTACTCTGTCAGCCATACTGGTCCCACAGTCTGCTGTAAGTCTATCGAACTGTCCTGCGTTCACAACAATCAATGCATCAGATTCGACAGTAGTTTATGGACGTTACATCGGGGTCTACAATAGTAAAACCGTGTATGTTGATGGGGCGTCGACAAACGTTTCTGTGTTCGCATCACAGACAGTTTCGATGTATGGAAGCTACTCAATAGTCTTGAGTGGCTTCAATATTACTGTCCAGGCTAACACGTCAAACAATCATATAGCAGGCAGCACGAACGTCACTGTTGGTGGAAGTTACGTCAACGTAACAAGTAATCGCGACATAAGCTCTAATCAGTCTTCTGTCAACTATTTGCCAAACGGCGGATCGAATGGCGCAGGAAAGCCCGGAACTACGTTCCAGATCTCTACTTCTGCTTACGGTTCTAGCGCGACACTAGCATTGACAACAGATGCTGGAGCTCTATCGAGTGCTAACCTAATGATTGTTCCTACCGGAGTTGCATGGTGCATTGACGGAATTGTGACACTCAACTACGCTCTGGGATTCAAATGCTGGAAGGTGCGTGCTTCTTTGAAGAACGTCGGTGGAACTGTATCGATCTCATTCATTGAAGTAACAGATCTCGGTGGAACAAACGGAACATACATGACAGTGGATTTGGCGATCGGAACTGGTGGAAACACAGATAAAGTGTACTTCGTGATCGATTCACGTAATGACACAAATTCTGGCTATCAACAAGTATCTGCATCTGCCTTGGCGACCGTAGTTGCGGCCAACGCCCTACCATAACATCATTTGAGGACATTTCATGTCAGCAGGCGCACTTGTCAAAGGTTGGAAGACTAATAGTCTGACAACTTATGCAGACAGCTACGTAATCGGAACGGCAAAGGAACCTCCTTATTCATATCTGGTTCTAACAGCCAATATCACATTTGGAGGTTTCTGGTCCGGCTATCCTACTGGAACAGAAGGTCTGTTGATTTTCGTTCAAGATTCAAGTGGTGGTCACACCATCAACTGGAATGGACAGCTCACATTTGTCGGTGGTTCAGGTATCAATCTGGCGGCTAATAGCGTGACAGCTGTTGATGTAATCAAATCACCAATTGGCTGGTTAGGATTCTTGCGCGACATTCCACAGGGAACGTTCGTAACGCAGGTCAACGGCAAAACTGGCAACGCAACTCTTGTTGCGGGCGATCTGAGCATTGCCGATGTCAATAACTACATCACAGCAACCACTGTTGAAGGCGCTATTGCTGAACTGTATGTTGACATCCAAAATCAACAGGCTCAACCACGACAGTTGATCACAACGAGTGTCACATCGTTTGATATTCTGCAGCAGTATGCGCAGAAGCTCGTACGCATGACAAACTCTTCAGCTGCCACAGTAAACTTGAATAGAGTCAACTTCAATCCTGCTACTTTGACTGCAGGAGCTGAATTCATGTTGGCGAATCGTGGTACGAGCACAGTTACTGTCAATCCAGACGTGTCTGTGTCATTGTCCTACGCCAATCCAGGACTTAGTTTGTCTCTAACTCCAGGACAAAGCCTGTTGTTCCGATTTGTATCTGACAACGGCACTACCATGTCGTTTGATGTAGAAGCTCTCGATGCTGGATCTACTGTAGGACTTAACGTGCTGCAGGCAGCATCTAAGGGTGCTGCTCGTTCAGCTCTAGCATTAGACGTACTTTCAAGCCCACAATATCTGCTGCCAGGAAAGTCTTTTGATGGCAGTACGATGTACATGAATGCTACTGCTGCATCTATGGGCATCTCAAATGGACAAAAAGGTACTCTGTATCTAGCCGTTCGATTCGCAAACGCAGCCGGAACGTTGGAAACGCTTCTTGCTAATGACAAATTCACTGTTCAAAGGGCAACAACTGGAGATATCGTTGTCACTGGAAAGAATTCTTCGAGCACGACCGTCCTGTTGTTTGCAACTGGTCAAGCTCCTTGTGCTTCAGCTGGATTCTATACCATTCTGATTGCATGGGATTTGACTACGCCAGCAACTGGAAAGATCTATGTGAACGATGTTCTTGACTATACAGAAACAACGTTCACTACTGGACAGACACTGAACTACAACTCAGCCTCGTGGTATGTAGGATCAGATTCAGGAACGGCAAATAAGTTCACTGGAGACATGTATCTACTTTGGTTCGATCCTGTGAACTACATGTCGATCGGAACAGTGGCCAATCGTCGCAAGTTTTTCGACGCAAATGCTGTTCCGACGTTCTTAGGCCGAAAAGGTGAACTTCCTAACGCTGCACAAGTGGGTATATTCCATGGGTATGCTGCTGTTCCAAACTGGAAAACGAATAGAGGAACGTTCAGCTTTACATGGACAGATAACGGAACGCCAACGGCATCCACCACGCAGATGTCAGGAGCGTATGCTGAATCTGCAATGAGTGTATATTTCGACGGTCTGGTTCAATCTGTTGATCAGCCGACACTAGTGGGAACACTGAATGGCACTGGAACAGGTTCACCGGGCGCTGAAATCGCATTACGAGTTCTCAAGCAGAACATAATTACTAGTAACTATCAGTTAGTTGCGAGTGACTCAGACTGTCATCTATATCACCCGTCTTCAGATACTACTGGTCGCACAATCACCATTCCATCAAATGCCACAGTACCTTTCCCTATCGGAACCTATATCCTTATTGACAATGATGTAAGTGCCGGAACCCTGACTATCTCTATAACGACAGACACGTTAGTATTGGTTGGCTCTGGATCAACTGGATCGCGCACACTGGCTGCTGGAGGTCAATGTTCACTGCTGAAAGTGACTGCAACTAGATGGCGTATCACGAACCTCAACGGTCTTACCTAAGGACTACATGAATGAATTCTTTACATGGCTATGGAAGATCTTAGATCTTCCGGCCCTAATGCTAGTCGCTGTAATGGTACTGATGTTCTATGTCTTGTACCGAATACAGCAGAATCCAAATAATAACTTTGACTTTGCGGACATGTTCCGCGATGAGACTGGGAAGCCAAGCGCCGCTCGTGTAATGGTGCTGATTTGTGGAGGCGTTAGTTCGTGGCTCTTGATGTATATGGTGATTCACGACGACAATTCTCGACTTGATCCTTTGTTCTATGGCCTATACCTTGGAGCTTGGTCCGGTACTGCATTGGCGTCGAAGTGGATGGATCTATCACGTCTGAATGCAAATGCACAGATCAATCTACGCGCTGATTATAAAGCCGACATGTCCGACAGGCGTCGTCGTGATAGCGAAGATGATGAAGACGAAAGGGTCAAAGATCGTCCAACCCATATAGAGCGAGATACAGGTGCTGAAAGTAGGCGAGAGTTAGAACGAGAACAAGCACTGTCTAAAGAACGGAAAGAATGATGGGTCGAAGATTCAAACGTAGGCACAAGAACCTCAAAACAGAGATAGAATCTCTAAAGAACGCTCGTAACACTAGTCCAAGAACAGAAACCGCGGAAGCTCTTAAGAAAGCTTCGGCAATGATGTTCTTTAAATACGGGTTCAGTCTTACGTTTGAGTTAGGCATCTTACCATGGGGCCGTCGTCGTGCTGATGTTATTGGCTGCAAGATTAAGGGTGATCTTGTTCTTATAGAAGTTAAAAGTTCTGTAGCCGATTTTAGATCGGATGATAAATGGACAGAGTATCTGCCGTTTGCCGATCGAGTCTATCTTGCATTTACCAAAGAAGTTGCCAAGAAAATCTACAACAATCATGAGCTCAAGGCTCGAATCCCAAAGCGTGTTGGTATTTTGGTGCTTGGCGATGACGGATACATGAAGACAGCTAAGCCTGCAAAACGAGTGACAGTCGAGGCAGAAACTCGTATATCTATATTGGCGCGATTAGCGTGGAGAGCCGGAGATCTTTCAAAGAGATTGAAACGCCAACGCGAACGCGTCTTCATTGAGGATTGAATCATGGGACTACAGCATTTGACGGCATTACTACAGCCGTCGCATGCAGTTCTACACAGATTGCTGCATCCACCACTTATTCCCTTCGTACCGACAATGATACGTCAGGGGATAATTATTGGAACTTATGCTGCAGGGCAGAACCTTTTACTGGACATCGGTCAGTGGGATGGTAACGGCAGTCCGATCACTTTCACCTATCAATGGACACTGAACGATGTCCCCATCACTGGTGCAACAAGTTATAAATATGTGGTGCAAAATTCTGATTTAGCTAGTACCATCCAATGTCAAGTAACGGCAACCAATCTTGGAGGTTCTACAATAGCCATAGTCAGTTTTGATGGAGCATATGTTGTCCCCGATGATTCTGTTCTTATGGACGAACTTGACTATTACGTTAACTATCTGCTTCCAGATGAGAACTACGCTCTTCTTATGGATGCTCTAAGTACCCTTATCAATGTGACAATGCCAACCACATGGCATTCTGTGTAAGTTAAACGACTATCAACTACGCACAATCATGACAACACCATTTCAAACAAAGATCCAGCAGTTCATGACGGACGCGGATGTTGCTCACCAGATTATTCATGGAGACAACACAACGTCGGTAGAAACTGAAGGCGGCTTGGTTGATTCCTTCGCTAAAGTGATGAAGGACAATACGGACGCATTCAACGCCTCTCAAGCTGCACTATACGCTGCGCGCGATGCAGCAGCTGCAAGCGCATCATTGGCAACTGATCAAGCTTCCGCAGCTCAAAACTCATCTACTCAAGCTCTAAGTGCGGCTAATGCAGCTCTCCAATCAAGAGGTTTGTTTCCAACAACAGCCGATGCTTTGAGTAATGGAGTAGTTGGAACAACTACTCTTGTTGCCGGATCAGGTGGAACAAATGGTACGTTTGACTTGATTTTTACCGGAGGCGGCGGTTCTGGAGCGACGGGCAGATTCACTGTTGTTGGTGGGGCGCTGACTGGAATTGTCATCACATCTCCAGGAAGCAACTATACGAGCGCTCCGACGTTGAGCTTTACGAACAGCACAGGCTTAATTGGCGCTTCTGCAGTTGCAGTCATTGGCGTCAATGTGCAACCTGGACAATACTTCCTGACCCCTGTTCTCAGTGGAAGTACATCTTATAACGTCTATCAGAATGTTTCTGGGACAGCCACATTGGTAGGAAGCATCTCACAAGGCTCATACGATCGACGCTTGTATCAAATACTACGTGAACGCTTCCGTGAAACAGATTTGTTTGCCATCCGCAACTGGATAGCTGAGTTATCTACAGCCGCAGCTGACTTTCAAATCACTTTTACTGGAGGTGCTGTACGAAATGCTGATGGAACGTGGACGATTCCTGCGGGCGGCTCTATCAAATGGGATTTAGGCGCTCACTTCGGAGGTAGAGCTCCATATGGTCCGTGGGCTGCCCCAAGCGGAAACGGTAACTTGGTTCCGGGGCCAGGATCGTCTCGGTATTTTGCTGTCTTCCAACCTGATATTTCAGTCACCGGATTATCATTCAATGTTCTTACTTATGGTCCGCCAAGTCCACAAACGTGGACTCAGACTGCTCCTGGATTGTGGGAAGGTGTTTATGTTGTAGAAAACGTAAACACATTAGACATTCGTTTGGTGGTCACCAATAATGGATCTAGTCCGATCACAATCCTCACTCCATACGCTGGACTTACAACGTTCGGCCTTTTGGAAGACTATAAGCAATATGCACCTGCTCCGCAGTTGCCACAACGTGATTGGAAATTTCAATTTCCGTCTTCTCCAGCTGGAGATCGCGCTTGGATCGAACGTCAGTCCTCGTATTTCTTAAACAGCGTAACTGGATCCGACAGCAATAATGGAACAGATCCATATACGCCTAAAGCTACGTTCACTCCGTTACCAGCTCTAACGAAAAACCAAAGCGTCGGTTTATGGCGTGGTTCTCTCCATAGAGAGGATCCGAGAAATGGCGGACAGTCTGAGGGTGGAACAAGTCCAACAGGGATCGCCATTCGCGATGTTCGTCAAGGTAGAAGTAGTGGACCGCTTCCAATCATTTCAGCACTAGCTCCTGTTAGCAATGGTAGCTTTGTCTCTAATGGGGATGGAACTTACTCCTATACGTGGACTCCTCCTGAGACGCTCTTAGACGATGGCTACAGTAACGTATTCATTGTTGAAGTGAATACTGCGACAGAAGCAGAGGCATTGAATCCGATTTCGTCGGCAAACCGCATGCCTAAAACCGAAGATAAGGCGACTTGCATTGCGACTGCAGGAACTAGCTTCTTAGAGGTAGTCAACTCAACGACTTGGAAAATCACGATACATCCAACAGATGGATTGGCTCCAGGATCTGGAACTTATCGTTATGAAGTGGTAAACAGATTCTCAACCTGTGATTGGTTCCAATATGGACGCGATGGCTATATGTCGGGAATTCGCCTCCAGTGCGGCTCACATGGATATGGTGCACTTGCTGGACCTAACTACTTTGAAGGTGATAGACTAGTTATCCAGCATGCCACTACACACGGGGCAGTAGTGGGTTCGGGGAAATTAACCCGTTCTATCATCTACGGAGCAAGTGATAGCCCAAGTGGCAACATCGGATGGACATGGTATGCAGCAGTCACGGCTGGGACCTACAATCACATCCGTTATTGCTATTTCAGCAACGCGCGTCAAGCCGCTGTGTATTCACACAACTCTGGTGGCGGAAACGCTGTTGAGTCTATCATTGAAGATTGTGTTCTTGATGCTGGACTAAACCCAGTATCGGGTACTGTCCTGACAGGACAGGCGACAGGCGGTTTCAACTGCGACACGTATATCTTCAGAAACAACTATGTCCTTGGAGGATACTACATAGGATGCGGTGCTCAGCCGACGTACGATTTGTACATGGAGCACAACATTTTCCGTGATGTCGCGATCGGTCTGAATTTAACTTGGTATGGAAACAATAGATATTTCATCCGCAACAATATCTTTGCAATGCGTTCGTGGTCTAATCCTGGGGACGTTGGTCAAAGAGGCGTTGTATTTGGAAATACTATCCCAACGCAGGCAAGTTCGTCCCTATTTGTAGAACACAATCTAGTTCACGTTAAGAGCACTGCAGGCACTCTCGACAGTGAAGACAACGTTGTTTTCTGCAGATCTCCAAGAGGAAGTTGGCAATACAACATTGTCATCCTAGATATGTTTGACACGACTCGGGCAAACATTTCGCCAGTGTATCTGAATTGGGATGTTGCCGCGCATCCAAACTATGGAACATCAGATTACAACCTTATTGTGTCTAACTGTCCGCTGGGAAAGATGTTGTTCAACCCCAATCTGAGTCAAGGCGGTGGTGCGGCCGTAAACTGGGATGCATACAAAGCGATTTCAGGAATGGATGCACACTCGCTATTTATCGATGTATCAAACGATCCGCGCGGCATACAGGCAGTGTTTGTTGATCCAGTCAATGGCGACTATCGCTTTGCGCATACAGAACAAGGACGTCGTGCCGGCGAATATTGCAAAGCAAATGGAGTCGGTCCGGACACTGTGATCTCAAAATGGCCTGAGATTCCTACAGTGGACGAAGCATACAGAATGCTTGAACGTCTATAACAAGGAGTAGATCTTGGATATTACGTTACTCACAGATATCAATTCACAAGTGAACGTTGGTCCTTATCAGTATCACCTTGACTTTTACTATCAGACTCAGAATCTGCAGGATTTACTAACCAAATTCCCGCACGCTTCTGAGTTTGCGATAGCGAAATATCAAGCCCTGATTGCTGCAGGGGCTGACGCCACTAAATTGAAATTGTCTTCCTACCGACAAACGATATCAAGTCCTCCGACATTTGTTTTGCTCGCCACCTTGGACGACGGATTTGACTACGTGCTGGATCATACTCAAAATGTAGTCCATAAGAAAGATGATTTGACATATATCTGGCGACAATAACTAGCAGACCCCGTGTAGACTCCAACCTACACGGGGTAATTTTATGGTGTCACACAACACAGAACTAAGAGGACGCCGTGGATAAATTCCGAAGTAAAGGCTATTCAAAATGACAGTTCAGGATATCATGATCATTTTGAGTGGCATCGGTGCATTGCTTGTTAGCTTAGGAACAGCAGCTAAGTGGATTCTCACGTACATAGATGAAAAGACAAAAGAGGCTTTGAAACGTGCAGACGCTTCTCAGTCAGAATTACGTACTCATCTAGAACGTGAGATCAAAACATTGACCGAACAGTTGAACAGCGTTTCTAGACGCGAAACTCTATATTTCAGACGAATTCTTCAGCTTGAAAATTATTTGCGTGAGAAGGGCCTAGATCTACCCACCATGGACGGATGGCCGCCAGAATCATGATGAATACTGAGTACATTAAACGTTTAGACTTCTTCCTGTCTGGCGTGATTAGATTTGGTGCTCTACTGCTATTTGCATTTGGATCACTTTTACTAGCACGCTACGCTGGCGGAACATCTTTCCATAGTCTGCTAGTTGCTAATGTGGCAATGAATGCCGAGCCAGAGTCGCACATCACATCCGCGGTTTTGACTCTGATTTTCGTTGTGACGTTTGCCTACAGTCTGGTAGGTGCTCTGTTAGTAGGGTCGTCTGGAGATCGAACTCCGAGTCTATGTTTCAGTTGTCTATTTTCTACCACTTTGCTGTCATCTATAATCGGATTCGGTCTTAGCTGGTTCACACCCCTTTCATTCGCTGTTTGGTGGATGCTAGGGACAACAACAGTCTTGACCGGAACATCACATTTCGCGCAGCAAGGATCTGTATGGCAGTAACACGAACAGCAGAAGACTGGGAAGCAGTCTTAATAGATTGTGGAGTCAAGGAAACGACGGCCACAAAATGGGCCGATGCTTTTGCCGATGAGGTGACAGACGAAGCATTCAGTATGGGTGAACAAGAACTAGACGACTTTCTTGGTCAAGTTCTTCATGAATCAGACATGTTAGAACACATGTCTGAGAATCTGAATTATTCAGCGGATCGTATTCGCCAGATGGGACGCGCATCTGGGCCTGGAACTCACTGGTATGCAGTTGCCCAACGAGCCGATGAACTAGAACACAATCCAGAAGCGTTAGGAAACGCACTATACGCCAATCGCGGTGGAAACGGCGATGAAGAATCTGGGGACGGATATAAGTATCGTGGACGTGGTCCGATCCAGATCACATTTAAGAACAGTTATATCGATATCGGCAATCTAATCGGAGAAGATCTAGAATCAACTCCTGAACTACTAGAGCAACCGCATTTTGCACTTCAGGCCACTATTGCATGGTGGGAAGGTCATGTACCAGATAGTTGCATCGGTGACGTAGTGAAGGTCACAAAGCGTGTAAACGGTGGAACGTTCGGGATCGAGCACCGCAAGGAAATTACTGCACTTGCTCGTCAAGCATTGGACGAACACTATTCCTGACGTGTAAAGTAGGTCAACCGATTAAATGATCTGCTATGAACAATAACACTTCTGACCGATTGCTAGAGCTGGATAATATCCGTCGACAATTCAAACAAGAATGCATCGTTGCCTACAAAGGATTTGTGTTCGAGGCACGTGCAGTTTTGCCAACTAGTCCAGATGCAATTGAAGACAGAGATGGATATCCAGTTCCATTATCATCTGATGATAGCTCGCAACTCCACCACATTTTGACTGAATCTTACGCTAAAGCACGTAAGAACTATTTCGAACGAATGGGGAAGTTGAATCTTAGCCGGCTGACTGAGGTTAAACGCGCAGACGACGAAGAAACGGAGTAGGCGGTGAAAGGCGCTCTACTATATGCGTTCAACAACGAACGTGTTGATTACGTCAAGTTAGCAAAACTGGCGGCGCAACGGGTTCACAAGTTTTGGGACATTCCGACATGCATTGTGTCGGATGCTCCGAGACCGGCCAAACTTCCAAAAGGAATTGTTTTCTGGAAGGAAGTAGAGAGACCGACAGTTTTGAACACGAAGCCGTATCACGAATACGGAACTGCTTTGAGCTATTGGAATACAAATAGGCACGAAGCGTTTTCAATAACACCCTTCACCCAGACAATTCTACTAGATGTTGATTTCCTGGTAAGTACATCAAACATAGTAGATGCATGGTCTGGGAACGGGATTGCACTAACAAAACAGTCTTATACTGTAGACGGATTTGAACTGCCAGCAGACTGTAAGTGGCTCAGTCTGAAGAACAAAATCGAAATGTATTGGGCTACCGTGATATGCTTCGATAAGAGTCCATTGGCACAAGAGTTCTTTGCGCGTTGGGCAAATGTCGTGCGCATGTATTCGGTCTATAGCACAATGTATGGATTCGATCCAGCCCCAGTACGCAATGACTTTGCAGTAACGATTGCGCTGCAAATGATGAAAGGATCATCAGAAAATGGGTACTTCGATCTACCATATTCGATTCCGACACTAACCGTGGGATCTATGCTGCAAAGCCTAGATCCTTTGATTGCATTAACGGACGTGCGGGACGAAGAATGTGAAATGATCACGATTCATTCAGACCTGCATGTGATGAACAAAAAATCCATTTTGGAGTGTGCAGTTGACACTACTCTCAACCGCAAGAAGTGATAAAGTTGGTATTCTCACGTTTGCTTTTGGCAGTGAATATCAAACGCAAGCGTATTGCCAAGCGCTGACAGCCGATAAAAACTTGAACATGGAGGTCTCAGTTGTCGTAGAAGACGGCAAGCCTGTAGACAAGAAATTGGAGACAGTTGCTCGTATCATTCCATTGAAGGGTAAGTGGGATAAATTTGAATACGAGCAGCTCGCACTAGATTTAACTCCTTACGATCTCACGTACAAAACAGATGCAGACCTGCTGTTTCCCAGAGGTTCTGTTCTCTATCATGCCAAGCACCTGCCTGTCACGTCAGGTGTTCCGACCGACATACGAGGAATAGCTCATCGCGGGAATGCGTATAGGGAAGTCGAGACTAGTCTCGGCCTTCCTTCCATATACAGCGCATGTTTTTCGTTCAACAAACACAGCGAGAGCACTCAAAACTTCTTTGACGAAGTCAAACGTCTCTATAGGGATTGGTTTCGTCTGAAGATCTGGGACCTGACCGAGACACCGCTGCCCCCAACAACAGATACAGTGTATTCGTTGGCGTGGGCAAAAGTGTTTGGCTTGTCCAGAATAGACGGAAACGAATTTATACACGCCAAGCCGCTGATAAACGGATGGACTGATAATGAATGGACCAAAAACATCGTCTTTATGATAGACGATCAATGTCGTATGTATGTGGATGGATTGAGACTCAGTACGCCTTTCCACTACTATGACAAGACACTTATAAAGAACCCCAACTTCGTAGAGGATTTGGAAAATGTTTGTCCTGTTCGAGAAAAAGAAGCGTGTTCCGACGAAGGACGATCCGAGTCCAAGTCCGGTCTACGAATTTCAAGGTTGCAAACTGCACGTTCATCCAGCGGACGAAGCGCGCGAACATAAAATCTACATGCCTGTGGCTGACGAGGTCTATAAGAAGTTCCTTATAGACCCGTCGATGGCTACAAGATATGTAGAACTGGTTATTGAATACGAGAAACATCGTAAAGAAAACCAACAAGAATTACCTGTTGAAGAGACCAATGTAGATGCTCCGATTGAAAAAGCCCCTTCGTTTGCTCCAGTATCTCAGATACTAGAACCTAAGACGGAAGCAATAGGAATCAACTTTAGATTGCGTCCTGTGATAGACAGCGAGCAAGTAGATGTACTGGTCGTGTTAAAGAACAACACATTGTCACGAGTAGAGCACGATATGACACGCGTTGCTCCGCCAGTAACAATATTTGGTCTTAACAAAGATTTTTCCTTAGAAGCATTGTTTCAAACAACTCTAACGAGACGTAATCCAACACAGACTGTACAGGATAGCGTTTTAGAGCGTTCGCATCTTTGGATCAAGAACCCAAGATTAGGGTTCACATACGGGCTGAAGATAGAAACGTAGGTAGCAGTTTTACCCGCGAGGAGTGCTCGATCATGATGAGTGTTGTAAGCGCCCGAAAGCGCCCAGAAGAACTGCATCGCATGTGTGCAGTTGCTGAAAAGGACATCAAGAACAGAGCCAAAGAAAATTACAGCACTGATTGGGAAGGAAAGCCCAACACGCTGCTATGGAAGTTCTACAACGGTGTGTTCAAACCGTGTCTAGGGGACTACTTTCTTCTGTATGAAAATGATAAGCTAGCAGGTGGGTCTGGATACTACGTTTACGATGGATACTACGTTTTGGGCATGACACGATTCTACGTGATGCCTGGATGGGAAAATCGTTGGATAGGACAACATATACTGTTCGAACAATTGGTCAATGCCAAGCCGTTGGGTAAGAAGATGTTGATCACTTTTAACGAGGTGAACAAACGAATCTACGACATCTATGTCAATCACATAGATAAACTACCTCCGATCTGGAAAGCATTCAGACCTGTCGGCGAGATGGAAATCAATCACGTAAAACAGTATTGCTGTGAGGCAGACTTATGACTCTTCCGTCGGCTCTTACTCATCGTATGGCAGTTAATCAAGAGACGCCGCCAGTTGTTGGTCTGTCGTCCAAGTTTAGCAGCCTTCAACCAATGCTACTGGAACTATGGCATGAGCGTGGTCCAGGGTCTAGCTACGGTCAAGTATCTTTATCAGTCCCACAAGATATAGATACTGATACAATGCCATACAAAGATCAGCTTGAGTTAGGTTGTGGCTCGTTCAGAATGCTTGGTATTCCATATACTGATCGAGACTTCACTAAGCTGATCACCGGAATGGAATTCATTCAGCCTGTGCTAGATTTCTTGACCAGTCAAGGATTCAAGTGGTGTCGTCCAATGATAAGAGGACTGGCTCCGAAAGCGTGCTTGTCCTACCATAGAGACGACGAACAGTATCGCATTCATATGCCAATCGAAACACACTGGCATGCGTTCTTCATCGTAAACGATAAACTATATAGAATGCCGGAAGTAGGTCATTTGTATAGTCTGAAGACTAATGTGTTTCATACAGCAGTAAACGCACATCTTACACGTGAACGAATACACTTCACAGTTACTGCATACAAGGAATAGAGATGACTAAGATTTATGAAGGAGCAAGCAGACAGATGGTGCAAGGCAAAAAGATTGCCGTGTACGCAGATGTTGAATCTCATTTGCCCATCATCGATATACACAAAGAATCTAAAAAGAGCGGCAGCATCACTCGTGTTGATGATAAAATGATGGTGCAAGTAGCTTCCCCAGACATCGGTGGTATCCCACTAGATTTCGAACAGGTTCTGCCTTTCTTTGCACCACAGTATCATATTAGCAGTGATCCTAAAGACTATATCATTGTTCCGGTTATCGTAGTTCCTTCCGATCTACCCAATCGTAATCGCGTAGCGTTTCCTCTCAAACAGTTGATGGCCGCGAATCCCGAGACTGGGCAGTTGGCATACGAATCGTGGCGCAGAAAACCAACTTATCGTGAGCACAAGAACGACGATCTGACACAAGCTCACGGGATGATCGCCGACACTTCGATGCAAAAGCTCAAGGGTTGGGCCGGCGGCAAAGTGTGGAAGTTGATGATGCTTGCCACTTTCGACAGATCGAAGTATACGGATTATGTAGCAAAGATAGTTAGTGGTGAGATTAATGCATACTCAATGGGTGCGTGGGTCAACGGCTATGAATGCAGTGTATGCAATCAAGAAGTGGGCACTTGCGATCACGTCCCCCAACAAGACTACAGACCAACTCTTACAGAAGAAGCTGGCGTACTAGCGTTCAAGAATTGCATCGGTATCACTGGATTCGAATTGAGTTCTGTCGCCGATCCGGCTTGGGTTTCTGCAATCAGTGACTTTGTCAAACCAATGGAGAATTAACATGCCTATCATACTTTGGCTGCTTGGTGTTCCTCTTGCAATTGTCTTTCTGTTGCTTGTGTTCAACATCATCTAACATGGAAACCGTATTCACCTTATTGGCCATCTTTGTAGGGATGGCATTATGCTTGGCTGCCATTCCAAGCAAAAAGTCAAGAAAATCTACTGAAACTCGCCCGAACAAATAACCATGGGGGAAACCAGTGAACAGTAAGACGACGATCCGCACCCTGCGAATGGTTAGCTCGTTCGCCCTGCTTGGCGCCGTCGTTGCCGGTGCAGTGTTCGGCTGGGGTGATCATTCTGCCGAAACGGTGCGTGCCGTTGGTGCGGCAGGCGGAGCCATATTCGGCCTGCTTAGCTCCCTCAAGATAGTTACTACCATCGTAAAGAGATAAACTCGTGTTGACAACAGAACAACTTCAAAAAACTAAAGGCTGAAAACAAGATTAGCGAATTGACTACAGAGATGGAAACAGTTCCATTTCCGTACTTAGCGGAGCTGGCATCATCACTGATGCAAGAGAAAGATTGGTATATCGCTGGCCTATGTTTTGCAGTTCTATGCCGTCGCTCTGTGCAGCTAGGTTCTCACTGCACTACGAAGATGCACGAGGAACTGAAAGAAAAACTTCGCAAGATTCAAGGTGACGAAAACTAAAGACGGCCTGCACATTTAATCCATCTTATGAGTAACAGTTACCAACCCGTTCGTCTCTATTGCACGAAATGCTGGTATTCTATTTGCAGATGTTCAAAACAGAAAGAAACGTTGTTCAATAGGATAAAGAAAACAATTCTCGAATGTCTAGAAAGATTTAGATGAAAGCAGGACGCGATATTGGTCGAGGAATACGCCGTGATCCAGACCCGGATACTACATATCTCCAACCCGGCGAATATGGCAAGCATCCACACGACGGTCATTGGTATGCTCGCGTGCCGCATGACTTTCCAGACGGCGATTCGATTTTTGCCAACTTGAGCAATCATGATATCACTGAACACGAAGACGGTACTATTACCGTTAGTCCGAGCATTCTTGTGACAGCAGGCCGCAATAGTAAGACTGGTGACCTAAGAAGTTGGCACGGATACCTGCATGAAGGTGTTTGGTACGAAGATTAGGAAATAATATGAACCTGACACACAACCAACATCTATTCTGGGGCATTGAAGGTCGTTTGTTTGGGACGCGTTTCTACCCCTGGGAAAGATTCACTGTCGGTGTTGGGCGTTGCGTCAGAAAGCCTATGAGCTGGCCTGTCGAGTTTCATTTGGCGATGGAGAAACTAGTAGATGAAAACGGTTCACGCCTGTCTCTGTTTTATAGTGGTGGTGCTGATAGCGAGCTTGTGCTTCGATATCTGCTTGCGCTTGGAGTGCGGCCAGAAGTTCACACTATCGAGTTTACTGGCGGGGAAAATAGTGCCGAGGTCATGCACGCTTTCTCCTTCTGTGAAGCGCACGATCTAAAGGTGAATAGGTGGAAGCATGACGTTGATACCTACATTGCAGATGAACAGTATCTAGATGTTGCCTTCAAATATAACTGCACCCAATTGGCATACATCACGGTTTTAGAATATGCCAGACGTGTAAATAATCCAGTATTGATGGGCGGCGAAATTTACGTGCAGAAGCACCAAACGCCAAGCATTTCGGTTCATTCTGAACCACAGTGGTTCTTTACCTACCGTGAAGACGAGGACGGAAGCACATATCGATATTCAAAGGCGACCGGCCATCCAATCATCAACGAAGTGTTTTCTTATACACCAGAATTGATGGCTTCGTGGATAAATAGTCCATTAATTCGAGATGTTCTTACCGGACGGAATCCTAACAAACTGTCCTTGATCTCTACCAAGAACGCAGCGTTTGAAAAGGAACTTGGATACAAGTTACACGCTAACACCAAACTGCATGGGTACGAACATCTCATGTGGTCGAATCATCTTGTGCGCAGAAAGTTAAAAGACAAGATGATTCCTATGCAGGTTTACAGAAGACCATTACTCGACTTCATGATCGATCTAGGAGTAGAGTTTGAAGGATAAAAATGGAAACAAGAATCCTTACGTCAAACGATTCTGACTCGATAAAAGAAGTAATCGAGTCTAGAACCAACCTACTGGGTATCGATCAGCAGTCGTTGAAGAAGATGCGACAACAAGCTCATCTAAGTACGATCAACTTGTTAGCCCTATCTGATCGTGGTCACCAGATAGGTAGAATTATCGGTGCATTTTCAGACAATAGATTGGACGGAGTGCTGTTGACTGCGGTTTCGTCAGAGCAACCCTGCTGGTATGCGATCAGAATGCACACGCGTAAAGGCATTTCAAATGGAATCTCCGCACTTGGTGCTATGATGGATAAAGCTGTCACCCTCTATGAGGCTGACGGCTTTCGTCGTTTTTACGCCATGTATCCTGCACGCCATGTGAAAGGTTACCAATATCTTAGGCGAGCTATGACTGTTGCGAGTTATATCTCATACGTAGATTTGGAGATACCGGCGTTAACTAGACCAAAGTTCACGGACTTCTGGGAAATACTGTGTGGACGCACGCTATACACTGAAGACATGGTTGTTCGTGGCTTCGTCAAAGTAATTGACACTAATGCATTCATGTAAAATGTTTAAGAAAATCTCACTCTATTCATGGTTTAGCTTTGTTCCGTTCGTGACACTAGCTCTTGCGACTATCATCTTAATGGTAAAAGGAACGATTAGCCTACATTACTTATGGGGAACGTTAGTAGGCTGGTTCCTGATCTCCGGTCTTGGAATTGCTACAGGATACCATCGAGTGTTTTCCCATAAGACACACGATCTTCCTAGGTGGAAAGAGAACATCATTCTGTTCTTTGCTGCGCTTGCCGGGCAGGGATCGTCCATCACTTGGGTAGCTGTCCATCGTGGCTTACACCATCCGTATGCTGACACACCGAAGGATCTTCACAGCCCTGTCGCATACAGTGCGTGGCACGCATTCTTCGGATGGACAACAAAAATCACTGAGGCTAACCCAAACATCAGCATGCGATATTCGGTTGATCTGTTACGTAAACCGAATCATGTTTGGTTCCACAACAACAATATGAAATTGCTTTGGGGAGTTCCTCTTTTCGTAGCCTTTTTCTACGATTGGCAAGCCGCACTAGCGTGGTTCTGTCTTCCGACCGGGTTTGCTTTACTGCAAGACAATTTAGTCAATGTCTTCGGTCATCGTAAGGGGTTAATCGGCTATCGTGTGTTCGATACTCCAGACAACAGCCAAAATAATGTTCTTCTTGGGTGGTTTGCGTTCGGCCAAGGCTGGCATAACAACCATCATTATGACCCAAAGCCGTTCAATCTAGGCTCAGGTATAAGTGGAAAATGGTGGGAGTTTGATCCATGCGTGATTTTCCTTCCGTTCCTTGGCAAACCAAGGTAAATTACTATCATCGCGTTCACAACTTTCCTTCTGACATGTTTGTCGAAGGATTCAAGCACAGACCGAAAGGACTCGAAGATCTGGCGATAGTTCCGCCCACTATGTTGTCTGCATCAGTGAAAGAATGGGCCGCTATCCATAGTCTGGAATGGAGCGCAATTGCCTTTTTCTACCGGCAGAACGTCAAGATTCCTGGATTGATCCATATAGACATGCCAAGTCCGGACAATCCAGTACATTCAGCTATCAATGTGGAACTAGAAGGATGCAGTCTGATGCATTTCTACCGAGCGCTTTCTAAGGGGTCTGGCTCCAAACGAGAAGGCACTTCTAGCTACATAAGCTTTAGACCAGACGAAGTGGAATTGATCGAGACGATAGCTATCAATGGACCTACTTTAGTACGTCCAGAAGTTCCTCACAATGTAGATGTCATCATAGGGCCGCGTCTACTAGCCAGCTTACGATTCGTGGACCGCCAGACAAAGCAGTCACTATCGTGGTCCGAAACAGAACAAAGATTAGGTTTAACATGATTCTGGATAAAGACGTTTATTGCAATATCCCTTATAGTTCTGTTGTGATCAATCCAGATGGTTCGTATAGGCTATGTACGCTGACCAATAGTCAGAAGCACGACATGGGAGGATGCAAGGACGTTGCAACAGGGCAAGAAATGAGTGTTTGGACACATTCTTTTGAAGATGCTTTGAACAGCAAATGGCATTCTTATCTGCGAGCAAAACACGTTTGCGATGAGAAGAGTTCTTTGTGCGAGTGCTGCTATAACAGAGATGCTATCCAAGGTAATAGTAGGCGCACCTTCTTAATGAAGTTGTTGCCAGAGAACATTCCAGAATTTCCGACTCCAGAAAACAGCGATGAATTGACTAGCGGCAGCGGTCGTTTTATGGGGCCAATTCGTTCGTTAGATCTTCGATTCGGTAATTTGTGCAACTACAAGTGCGTGACTTGCGGTCCATGGTATTCTGATAAGTGGTATGAAGAGTATCAGGCTTTCAACGAAAAGGATCATTTTCCATGGAATGGCAAAATCATCAAGATTACTGGCGAGCGCTTAGGCACTGGAATGGTAGGTGACAGGGATGTGCCTTGGTGGGAATCAGATATCTGGTGGAAACGTTTCGACAACGCACTTCCGACGTTGAGGCACATTTATTTCACGGGTGGCGAGCCGATGTTGATCAAGTCTCACGTGACGATGCTCGAACGGATAGTTGAAGCAGGTATTGCTAATGAGTTTGTTATTGAGTTAGATACTAACCTGAGCGCCTTGAATGACCGCATTCTCAATCTATGGCCACACTTCAAGCGCGTTGAACTGCGTATTTCTTTAGACGACGTAGGGTCCAAGTACGAAGTAATGAGATTCCCTGGACAGTGGGATATCTTTGACGATAATGTGGCCAAGATCGTTCAGAGAAAGATGCCGAATGTGGAATTGCTGTTGACCTCGTGCATTACACCACTAAATGTGTTTGATGTGTTTGACATCGAGCAGTATAGCAAAATTCGTCTAGGTAAAGATGCGCATTTTAGATTTGTTGACACTCCGGGCTACTTGGACCTACGCGTGTTTAACACCAATCAAAAGAATGCTATGATAGACTATCTAGATCAATACACGCGTTCACATAGCAAGTGGTCGCATAGAGTCGTAAGTTACTTACGATCCTCCCCTGCACGCATGGAAAATCCGGATAAAGCCAACAGGTTCTTTGCTTTTATGGACTATCTGGATGGTACGCGAAACACAAACTGGCGCGCACTTTTCCCCAAGGCTGCTGCTTTACAATTTATGTAGGAATCATCATGTATCATGTTCTAGTTCAATATGTTTTCAAAAGTCCAGACCTGTTCAATGCACAGATGCTGGTCGACAAATCTCTTCTTGCTACGGCAAATATTCCTGGCGTAGATAAGACAATTCTACAATCGTATATAGCTACAGGTGCAGAAGTAGACGCGAGTTTGCGTGCTGACGCATTGTCATTTGAGATGTTCGTCAATCCAGAAGACAACCAAAATGTAATGTCGCACATCATGTTCACGGACAAGGCAGCATTTGATGCTTGGGCCAACAGTTGTAAGGATCTTGTAGACTTCTTGAACTTGCGCACTTCGATCAAGACAGCACTAAATTTCACTACGGAGACCAGAGAAGGTGAGTCTGACGTAGAGCCCGTTAATTGGGCATCATCGCTCCAACTATTCAATACAATGTCTTCTCCTGTACCGCGGACATGAATGAAGAAAACTATGTCTATCCGATTGGGTCTCAGTTAGAAATGGCTTTTGGATGGGATCCAGTCTACTTTGAGACGATATTCCATCTATACGCATCTAAAGAACCGTACACATATCTTGATGCAACGACGTTCATGCCGTTTATTGGCCGGGCAATGTCATTCACTGGGCAGACAGTCACGTTAATGCGTGTAAAACCGTTGGGGTCGTGGCCCATCCATGTAGATGATAGAACCGCGTGTATAAACTTTCCGTGTTGGTCGTATGGATCAATAGAAAGCACTACAACATGGTGGTCTACAGCATCAATAGATCTGACTATCGATGAAGATCAGAAGCATCGTATATACGATGAAGATGCGATGACTTCTCTGTTCTCATATTCTATGCAGTCACCATGCTTGTTCAATACAAAGATCCCGCATTCGGTAAAGAACAATTCTAAGGCAGAGCGTCATGTAATTAGTTGGAGTGTTAGCCGTAACTTCACATACGAACAAGCTCGCGACATCTTGAAAGAAATAAACAATGAACTCAATAAGACGACTGAATTGGAAAGACACAACAGCCTACCTAGATCATCTTAAAGACGTCTATAGGTTGAAGGGCTTGATGAAAGTAAAAGACGACGCGTGGTTGTCGGTACAAGAATCAATCTATTCGGATCACAATGAAGTAATGGCCGCTTTGGTCAATCCACAGAACGTGTTTTATGCAGAGTTTGATGGCACAACAATCGTCAGATCGATGCGCGCGTTCACATGGGTACGTCTTCCTTTCTATACAATTCACAACTTTAAATCAAGTGCACAGAATCACGTGCTA